TTTCAAGAAATACTGTAACAGTCTCTACAACATGGCTCCTAAGAATGCAGTTATAGCTGCTCTTAACAGTCAACCAATCCAAGGAGCTATTGGAGCTTCTACTACTGCTCCATTCGGATACTACATTCCAGCTGTAAATCCATATCCATTCTATAACAAGAGTGCGAATATGGATTGGTTGAATTGGGCAAGTAATACTCCTACTAGTAGGACAGGAGTTAACTATGTTAATGCTTACTCAATTACTACAGTGTATGCTAGAATTCTTCCTGACGATTATGGCTTCACTGTTCCTGAGAGGAATACTCCTCAGGTATGGAAGTTTGTTATAGTCAACGGAGCAGTTGTCCTAACTGCTGAAAGACTTACGAATATTCATAACTTCCTTCCTATCTTTGTCGGTCAGCCAATCGAGGATGGATTGGACTATCAGACTAAGAGTTTTGCTACTAATGTTGCAGATATGCAGGATATCTGCTCAGGACTTTGGAATGGTCATATCGCCTCCAAGAGGAGATTAGTAGGAGATCGTGTTCTCTACGATCCTTCCAGAGTGAACCAGAGAGATATCAACTCTGATAATCCTGCTGCTAAGATACCAGTCAGACCTAGTGCTTATGGGAAGCCAATGAGTGAAGCTGTTTATCAGTTTCCTTTCCGGGATGAGCAAACAGACTCTTTGGTCCAGAGTAGTAACTTAGTTGTAGCAATGGCTAATCTTATCAATGGTCAGAACCCTGCTCAACAGGGACAGTTTGTTAAAGGGAATAAGACTAGGCATGAGTATGATGATGTCATGGGTCATGGGAATGGTCAGAACCAGCAGATGGCTCTGAGTATTGAGTATCAAATTCTTGTTCCTATGAAGGAGGTTATCAAACTCAACACTCTTCAGTATCAAGGTCCTAAGACTATCTACAACACTGGAAGAGGTAAGACTGTTAATGTCAATCCGGATGATCTTAGGAAGAGTGCTGTTCACTTTAAAGTCGCAGATGGTTTGGTTCCGACAGATAAGATAACTGGGGATGATCTTCTCCAAACAGTTATTCAACAGTTTGGTTCCAGCCCTACTCTTGCGGCCGGATATAACATAGCAGACGCTTTTACTTACCTAATGAAAACTCAAGGTTTGGACCTTACTCCTTTTGCTAAGAGTCAGGCTCAACTCCAATATGAACAAGCTATTCAAGCTTGGCAACAATCAGCACAAGAGGCTGCTAAAGCTGGAGCTCCTTTCTCTAGTCCTCAACCACAACCAAGTCAGGCTCTTCAACAAGAGATGCAACAGAAACAACAAGGTATGGGTGGAACTAGCAACTCCAGTCCTACTAATGCAGCATTGGAAGCTACCCAATCATGAGTAGTAGAATAGAAGAGCTCGTTAAGGGTATTAATATAAACTTCCACAAGCATGAATTCTCTTCTACTAGAGATGAACATCTTAGTAGAATTCTTTCTCCAATTCAGAGGTTCGGATTGGAGAATTTACTAGTTGAATTGGTGGAAGAGAAACTTGGAGTAGCAGTTGGGACTGAGAATTACTTGTATACGCAAGAATATCTCAGAGGTCAGATAGAGCTTGTGAAATATCTTCTTGCTCTTGATGACTCTGCTAGAACTGATAACTCAAATCTAAATGTGTAGGAACTAAACAAATGGCACTTCTACCAACGATTATGAGTCTGTTTGGAGCAAAGGATAACTCTAATCTTGCTCCAGGTAACTCTCCGGTTGATCCATCTGCTAAGATAGCAGGAACAAATCCAACTGTTCCTTCTCAAACAACTCCTCAGAGTAATGGCTCCAATCCAGCCATACCAGCTGTTTCTCCTGGTGAAGGATCACCACTAGATAAGTTCAATGATCTATGGAAAGCTGATACTCCTGACCCAACCAAAACAACAACTCAACCTTCTCTAGTTCCTAACTTCAATCTTGATCCAAAGGGACTAATGGAAGCAGCAAGTAAGGTAAACTTTACTGCTCATATTGATCCAGAGTTAGTAACAAAAGCATTAGGTGGGGACTCGTCGTCCTTTCTAGAAGTTCTAAACCAAGCCTCCAGATATGGTTTCGCAGCAGCTACAGCAAGTAGTGGAGAGTTGATTAGGAATTCTCTAAACTCTGCGCAAACAGTTCTCAAAGATAATGTGCTTCCTGGTGCATTTAGAGAACAACAAATCTCCCACGCTCTATCTCAAAGTAATCCAATCTTCTCTGATCCTTCGGTAGCTCCGATGTTAGGAATGTTGAAAGATCAGTTGACTAGTAAGTTTCCAACCGCAAGTCCTGAACAGATTGCTGCGACTGCGGCTGAATACTTAGGACAAATGTCGAGCAAGATTGTTACTGCTTCTGGTGGTAGTATTCTTTCCAGGGAACAAGCTACTAGAGGTCCTGGTGGATACGGTAGGCAGAAAGAGCAAGATTGGTCGATATTCTTCGATACTCCGACTAGTGGATAGAAATCAGTAGCTAGAAATCTAATGGAGAGCTCCAGGATATTTTAGCTACTTAGTTAGAAAAGGAACAAGGTAATGACTGCGTTTAGGATGACTGGACTCAGGGGTATTATGGGTGAAGCCATTAGTCCTGGGGATAGTGTGCTCTCTGGGGACTTGACAGCTTCAGTTCCAACAGTTGGTTCTACTACTCTCACAGCTGCGCAGATTGTAAGTGGGAATATCTTCAGATCCGGATCTGGAGCTGGATATACTGATACTTTCGATACCACTGGAAATGTTCTCAATGCACTAGGAGGAAATCTTCCTGGTGGTGCTATCGTTAACGGATTGAGTCTCAAGCTTCGGATTGTTAACACTGTTGCTTTTGCTGAAGCTATTACTCTTCCAAATGGATATGTTGCTGGACTAGGAACAGTAGCATCTGTTGCTGCTTCCACTTGGAGAGACTTTCTCCTTACTTTCACCAACACTCAACCTCCAGTTAGTAACGTCTGCAATACTACTAGTGGTTCAGCAGTTGTTACTTGGAACCTTCCTGTAGGACAGCCTGTTCAGCCTATTGGTGTGAGTCCTCTTGCTATTAATATCATGCCTGGTTGTTCAGTTAGTGGAGTTGGTGTTCCTGCTAATACAACAGTTCTTTCTGTTCAACAAGGTCAGGGTGGAAGTGTTGGATTTACTATGAGTGCTAATGCTACTATTACTGGCATTGCTGCTCTTACCTTCCAGCCTGTTATTACTGTCAACAGTTTGGGCTCCGGACCTCTATAAGTATGTCTCATTTTTGAGACTACTAATAGACTTTTCGGCCACCAATCAGAAGCAAAGTGAGAACTCTCCATGACTACAGGTATCTTCAATTCCGGCATGATTACTCAAGATCTTGCTAGGAAGTCCTTCGCTGGTATGCTGACTCGTCTCTTTCCCAATGGTAACAGTCCTCTATTCGGACTCACTTCCATGCTCACTTCAGAAACTGCTCTCCAAGCAGAGCATGGGTTCTTCACTAAGACTATGCTCTTTCCTCAGCTAACAATCGGCGCAGCTGCTCAAACTGCTGTTGATACTATCTTCACTGTTACTTCCAGTGTGAACATTGTTCCTGGAATGGTTATGCGAGTGGACTCTACTGGTGAGAATGTTCTCATCAATGGTATCGTCTCTCCTGTTCAAGTCTCCGTGCAACGAGGAATTGGTTCTACAGCTGCTGCTGTAATTGCTGGTGGAACTAATCTCTATCAAGTAGGAAGTGCATTTGAAGAAGCAAGTCTCCGACCAAACGCTCTGGCTATCAATCCGGTCAGGGTTACTAACCTCACTCAAATCTTCCGGAATACTTGGGCTATATCTGATAGTGCTCGTGCTACTCAAGTTATTGCCGGTGATACTAATGTTGCTGAAAATCGGCAGGATTGTGCAGCCTTCCATGCTGTTGATATCGAGAAAGCTATCTTCTTTGGTCAGAAATTCTCTGGAACTCGTAATGGCCAGCCGTTCAGGACAATGGATGGTATTTATAGTATTGTTTCCAATCTGGCTTACTATCCTCCTAGCTATTCTTCTGTCAATGTTACTGTGGCTGGTGGGACAACAAATTATACTCAGTTCGAAACTGCTTTCGATCCTTGCTTCAACCAAGCAACTGATCCGAAGGTAGCTAACGAACGAGTTATGTTTGTTGGTGGAACTGCTAAGAAAGTCATCAACAACATTGGTCGTTTGAATGGGACTTACTACATGGTCTCTGGAATGACTGATTGGGGACTTCAGTTTGATACTATCAAGATTGCTCGTGGAACTTTCAGAGTTATCGAGCATCCACTCTTTAATACTAATGCCTCCTGGAGTAAGTTAGCTATTGCTGTCGATCTCTCCAGCTTTAGCTTGGCGTATCTGGGAGATAGAAAGACTCAGAATAAGGAGTTCAACTTGAATGGATCGGATATCAATGATGTTGCGGATAATGGGATTGATGCTGTTGGAGGGACTCTGACTACTGAGTTGACTACAGTTATCAAGAACCCTCCTGCTTATGGGATTATGACCAATCTCACAGCTGCATCTGTAGGGTAGGGATTAAAGACCAACTATTTGGGCGCCGAATTTCTTGATACTATGTCTCAAAAATGAGAATACCTATTAAGAATTCCGGCGCCCAAACAAACTCCTACCAATCAAAAAGGAATTACTCAAATGTCTGACTCTTACTCCATCCAACAGAACCCAAACCTACTCAACCCTCAGAACACTAGTAACCAGACTGTTCCATCTCACAACGCAAATATAACTCAACCATATCCTGTTCAAACTCAACAGGAATTTGTCTACTATGCTTGCTCTATGCTCAATCATCATATGATCCGAAGTGATGGTAAGAAACTTGCATTTGTTTTCGGTATCCTCTCCACTAATGATGTCTATGACATCCGATATCTTGATGCTGAAATTCAGCTTGGAAATCCTTATGTTCGTAAAGCTACTAAGGATGAGGTTGATTTCTATCAGATGAAGATTGATCCTAGAGGAACTATGGAGAAGCAACTGACTCCTGAGATTGAAGCTAAACTCAGGGTCGAACTAGAAGTTCAACTCAGGAAGGAACTAGAGAAGAAACTCTCTACTCTTGGAGTTGATCTTACTGAAGAACAAAAACAAGTTCTGATGGCAGTTGATAGACAAGAGGATAAGGAGAGAGATGCTAAGAGTATTGCTCAGACTGATGCAATTCAAAGACTTCGTGCTGCTTCTCAGGGAGGAGTTAGAAGTGGTAGTGGAACAGTCAGAGTTAATACAGCTGGAACTACTCAGGATGTTCCTTCTCTCAAGGGAATAGTCGGAACTGATCGACTTCCTAATCAAGCTGATAGTTCTACAGATAAGTAAGAAGGAAGGTGTCTTATGAACCTTCAGGAATTGATCTCAGCTGTTTATACTGAAACTAACAGACCAGATTTGGTAGATGAAACTCTACAAGCAATCTTAGAGGCTACTCTGAGTGTTCATACTTGTGAGCAGTTTCCTAAGGATATTGTAGAAGCAACTGTTACTTTTGATGATCCTCTTCTTCATGTTCAAACCTTAGATACTACTGCTATTCCTAACTACCGAAGTGTTGCGTATATTCGTAAGTTTGACCCTGGGATTAATTCTGTTCAGACGACTGGGAATATACTTCCCAATCAGAATATCTATCGTGCTACTCAATTCAACTTCCTCAAAAGAGTTGATATTGGGGATATTGTAGATAGGTATGGATATGAGAAAACAGATGTTTGGTATCAGGCTGGAAATCTTATTAACATCAAGAGCACTACTGCTCTAGCATATGTTACTCTTGCTTGGTATCGGTATCCTGATCTTGATCCAACTGGAGCTAACTTCTCTAGTT